TCCTGTTCAGACATTTGCTCATTCTCCGGTTCGGTGGACAAATCGGCCTCGAAGGAGGCCAGTGCTTCGTCGAACGGGCCAATGGCATCGGCCAGGCCGTTCGACAGGGCTTCGGTAGCGGTAAAGCTGGCGGCCTCGGTCTCCCGAACAGCCTCCTCGCTCATGCCGCGATTGCGGGCGACGGCGGACACGAACACTCCGTAGAGTTCGTCGACCTGCCCCTGGATGCGCGCCTTCGCGTCATCGGCCAGGGGCTCGTAGCGATTGCCGTCAACCTTGTGCTTTCCGGCGTAGATGAAAGTCACCTTGACCCCCATCGCCTTCATCCGCTCGGACACATCCATGTGCGAGGTGACGACGCCGATCGAGCCGACGCCGCCCGTGCGCGAAACGATGATCCCGCCCGACGCCGAACTGGCGATCAGGTAGGCTGCCGAATATGCGCTCTCGTGCGCGAAAGCACGGATCGGCTTCAGGGCACCCGCTGCGCGGATCTTGTCGCCACACTCGAAGCAGCCAGCCACTTCGCCCCCGGGCGAATCCTCGATCAGCGCGATCCGCTCGACGGCGGGATCAGTCAGCCCGCGCGCTACCGCCTGCTCGATATAGGCGTAGCCGGTGGCGTAGTCGCCGAAGGCATAGGGGAAGTTGTGCAGCAGTACGCCCATGACGGGAATCTGCAACGTGCCGTTCAGCACCTTGTAGGGGCGAACCCGCGCCATGAACGAGTCTGGATCGGAGGGCCAGAAGTCGTTGTTCGCCGCTGCCGCCAGTTCTGCCCCACGCTCGGCGAGGAACGTGCCGACATGCTCAAGGCTCGCCTCAAAGCGCATCCGCTGGTCTGGATTGACAAGGGCCGGAGCCTGGTCGAACCGCGCAAGGAGAAGATTACTGGTCACGGCGCGGCTCCTTGGCTTCCTGGTCCCCGTTCGCTGCGGCCTCGACTGCTCCCATCATCCCTTCGTCGCTCATGAAGCTGATGCCGAGTTGTTCGGCCAACTTCTTCTCGCGAGCGATCTGGCGGAACATCTTGCGATAGTCGCGACCGAAACGGGCAATCTCGATCTCGCGCGTCGAAATGCCCGCGTTGATCCGGGCGACCGCAGCCTGCGTCTCCTTCAGCTCCTCGACCTGACCGCGCGACGCACCGATCCACTCGCAGGCGGTATAGGCTTCGGCCACGAGCGGATCGTAGAAGTTGGGCACGCGGGCACGCTTCAGCGCCTCGATCTGGTTGCGGTTGGCGGCCTCCTCGAACCACAACCGGAACCCCTCGGTCGCCCAGCGGTCGGCGATGATCTTCTTCTTGGCGCCCATGTAGAGGCCAAGATCAGCCAGCCCCGCCTTGATCGACGAGTAGTTGGTCTTGGAATAGTCCTTGGAGAACAACTCCACCGGGACGCCCGAGCCGGCCGCCATGTAGCGCAGGATCGCCGCCTCGAAGTCTGTGCCGAGCAGGCCACCCTTGCCCACCGGCGTCAGGTTCAGCTTGGAGCCCGGCGGCAGATGCGGGATCTTCACGTCGTTCAGCTTGGCGTAGTTCGACTTGCCGACATACTTGGCGACCGTGTCGAGGTAGCCCGTCATGTAGTTTTCGATCGCGCCGGCCACCGCGTCAGGATCGCCGACGCTGCCACCGCCGAGCATCTGGAACACTGCATCCGACGGCAGATCGCTTTCGATCGCCGCGGCGAACGATGAGTTGATAATCATGTTCTGCAGCGCGACCGCACGCATCGTCTTGGCCTGGTGCGCTTCCCGAAGAATGCAGGCGATCTGTGCCATGCCGCGAGACTGGTCCGGCCGGACCTGCTCGTAGACGTGGATCATCTGCTTGCGGCCCCAGGGCTTCGCCGCGGGCACATACTTCCATTGGTGCGCCGCAGGGTCGCGCCAGTCGGTCGGGTGTCCCTGCCGGACATAGTAACCCATCGGCCGTCCGCGCTGGTTCCGCCGCACACCCGCGCGCACGTTGATGTCGTGACTGTGCTCGGGAGGGGTATCGACACGCTCGAGGTCGAGCATCAGGAACGCTGTGTTGAACGGGCGATCGACTTCCTCGCGCAACCACTCGACCGAGGTCAGGCACTCGCCGCCCATGAAGTTGACGCCGACAGCGAGGCGCACCAATTCGGAGAAGGTGTTGCGGCGCGTCGCGTCAGCCCAGCACTCGGTGCTCTCGGCCCACAGCGTGAACTTCTCCTCGATCTCCTCCTGAAACTCGGTCTCCCAAACCTCGTCTTCCTTGCCCCACAAAATGCGGGTGGCAGGTTTGGAGTTGAGCAGGAACAGCGAGCCGACGATGTGATCGCGGTGCAGATTGGCCGCATTGGCGACATAGGCATCATTGCGAATCGTGTCGCCGACGCGCGCCTGAACCATCGCCTTCGCGGGAAGGATCTCGTTGTCGGCCGACAGGATCGGCGGCGACCACAGCGCCATCGAGCGATCGAAGCGATCAGCGCCCTCATACGCGCCGCCCGCAATCGCGCCGGGCGCAGACACACCGGAACCGGCCCCGCCCGCCGGGACATGAGCGGGCGGGGGCGCGGCCTCGACGGCGCTTGCGCCGAGGAGATCGTCGATCGAAAGGCTCATCCTACGAACCGCAGCGGCCGGCACGAGGAGGTCTCGCGCATGAAGGCCGGGTCCAGCGTGCGGATATAGGCCAGCAGGCTCGGCGCGCGGATCTGCGCGTAGCGGATCGTCTCGCCGGAAGCGTCGCGCACCTCGACCACGGCTTCGCCGATGCTCAGCCGGTGGTAGGCGTCCTTCGCCTCTTGGAGCAGTTCTGCGGTGGTTGCCATCTCCTGTCGAGCGGTACAGGGCGACGGCACGAGTTCAACAAAATAGTGACATCAATAAAAGGTTGAGCAGCATGCCCAGCGTCAGGCCAGCATGTCGCCCAGGTCGCCGAGACCGCGCCGCTTCTTCGGCGGAGCAAAGCGCGGCGCCGCCTCGGCCTCGATTACCAAGCTGTTCGCGTCCCACTCGGCAGCCCATGCCGGCGGCACCAGCCAGTCGATACGTTCCAACGCAATGCGCGGATCGAGGCACAAGCCGACGCAGTAATAGAGGAGATCCCAAGCCTCGTTGCGCCTGCCGCCCGGTGCCTCCCAACCCTTCTCCGTGCGGATCTCCGCAGTGAGCTGGCTGTAGAGCCACCCGATGTCCTCCTGCCGGCCGTTCTCGTCGTACCAGATCGGGAAGTTCACCTGCCCACCCTGCTCGTCGGTGCGGCCCAGCATGCCGCTGACCTGGTCCTTCAGCAGGATCGAGTTGAAGAACACGACCGGCACCTCGCCGCGCGCGCCGGCATGGCGATCCTTGCGCTGTGAATCCGGCCGGTCGATCCGGTAGCGCGGCCGGTCAATCTTGGCCTCGCCCTTCACGAGCTGGAACCGCACATGATGCCCACGCCCCTGCTCATCGTCGCGCAGGGCTTTCCAGAACTCGTAGGCTCGAGCCGTCACGCCCGCCTTGCCCCCCGAGTCGCAGCCGACCAGTTTCATCTGCATCCGCCGTCCGGTTCCGTCGCCGAGCGGATAGGTACGCTCGATCACCTGGTCGACGAGCACCCACCAGTCTTCCAGATAGCCGGCCGGGTCGAGGGATGCGGGGGAACCGTTATCGTCGAACCGCAGACCGCTCCGCCGGATCTTGAACATATCGACCAGCCACACGTCGGCGCCCGCCCCAATGCCGTGGATCTGCACCACGAAACTGCGCGCCTGCACGTCGATCGTTGCGATCAGGAACCGCACGCCGTCCGGCACCACTGGATCAGCGCGCGTGCCGCCCCAATGCTGTGCCCGGGCAGCCAGTTCCTCGGGCAACCGCCCGGCCTCCAGCGCCTTGGGCGTGTAGGGCTCGCCCTGATCGACGTTGACCGTCGTGCGCAGGGCTTCCTCGTCGGCGTTCTTCTCCCAGGCGTTTTGCGCGTCGAGCCACTTGACCACCAACTCCTTCCAGTTGGTGAAGCTGGCCGCCGGGCCTTTCATCCAGAAGGAGCCGATGTCGCTCCTGCGGATCGTCATGCCGTTGCGGGGCACCATGCCCCCATCGGGCAGCCACACGGCGCCGTCCTTGACCCACCGCCCGCCGAGGTTGAGTTCGTACTGCATGTCGGGCGTCATCACGCAGCCCGACGGGCAGACCATCACCACCTGCTCGGCCGCCTCGAGATGGTCCCGACTATCGGGCCACGACAGGCGCGAGAAGGCTGGCTCGAACGCCTCTTCGCATTGCGGGCAGCGCCAGTACCAGCGCCGCCGGTCCCCACGATTGTAGAGGTCGAGGATGCCCGTTGAGGGTGGAGCCTCGTGCGGCGTAATGGCAATCCACTTCGGATTGGTCACGTCGCGGCCGGGGGAGGATTCGGCCACCGTCATCCGGCGCCGCTTGAACGTCTGCCCGCGCTTGGCGGCGAGATCGAAGGCGTTGCCCTCGCCGCCAATGCTGTCGGGCATGCGATCGTAGTCCATCAGGAATTGCCGCGGGATCGTCTTGCCGGACAGCTCGGTGATCGAGGGCCATTTGATGAGCAGCCGCATGCCGGACAGGAAGGCCTTGTCGTGGACGTTGTCGTTCTGCCGCCCGGGCACCATGCGCTTCTTCAACTCGGGGGAGTTGCGCACGGCCTTGTCGAGATCCGCCTGGCTCCAGTCGCGCGCGGTGCTCTGTGTCATGTGGACGACCAGCATGTCGGCCGGGTCGCAGATCGCGGTGTGGCACAGCCAGTTGATGAGCATCGCCGACTTGCCGGTTCGCGCCGGCCCGACGAACACCACGGCCCGCAGGTCGAGGCTCGTCATCTCGTCC